TTATTTATATAAAAATTGATTTATATGAACATTAAAATATTAATTTATATAAAATGGATAATCCAAGAAATGTAATAGAAATTATGGATAAAGATGGGTTAAGTTTAGAATTTGTTAAAGTACAAACAGAAAATATATGTATTGCTGCAATAAAAAATAATTGGAAAGCTTTGCAATTTGTAAAAAATCAAACAAATAAAATATGTTTTCTTGCTCTAAACATTAATCCAGACTCTTTACAATTTATTAAAAATCAAACAGACGATATGTGTATATTTGCTGTTAATAAAGATGTAAACTCTATAAAATATGCAAAAAAATTATCAATCCAACTATGTGCTTATGCTTTGCGAAAAGATGAAGGAGTTTTAGTATATATCAAAGATTATATTAATAATTACCGTTTTGATACAAAACGCTAAGGAAAATATAAAAAAATAATTAGGTTTTTGTTCCAATATATTTAGTCATAAGTTCATAATTATTTTCAATACAAGATAGAATAAATTTTAATGCTTCAATTTTGATTTCATCCAACTCTCCTTTGTTATCTTCATAAACCTCAATTAAATCATTGAGACCCATTATTTTAATATCATCTATAGTTGCAATTTTAAATCCTCTTCTACGATATCTATCAAAATCAATATTTGAAAATATACTAACTCCGTCTTTTCTTTTTTGAAACATTGCATCAGAACCAATTTGTGTTAAAGTAGCACGAAATGCATCGATGTCAATATAATGTGTACAAGTATCTATATTTTCATATATTGAACTTAATGATAAAGATAAATTATTACTATTTGATAAATTATTAGGAATCTTATCTCTTATTCTTTCTGCTGTCTTAAAAAATAAAGGGAAATCAATATCTTTATATTTAAGATCTAAATCATTTGGTTTTTTAATCTTTTGAGTAAGATTAATTAAATTATTTTTTTGTTCTTGATTTAATAAATTATTATCTGTAGTTAATAATTCATTAATAAAAAATATAACTGCATTTGAACCACTTATGAAAAAAGTATGTTCATTATCATCTAATGCTTTTGAAATTTTTAGAATTTTTTTAGTTTCATTAATAGTTTTGTTCCACCATTCATTCATATAATTATTAAATAGGTATTATCAACTAATTTTATCAATTTTTAATTAAAAATTGATATTTATATGTTTTAGTTCATTTAGTGTTAAAATATAATGCTTGTTTCTATGCAAAATAATTGTAATTGTATTACTTTAATAAGTTTAATGGGATTATGTAATTGTAATTTTCAATTACCAAAAATAGAAGATAATTATGAAATTATTATAAATATAAAAGATGAAATTAAAAATAATGTAAAAATTATTTTTGACTGGGATGATACATTATTTCCATCTACATGGATTAAAAATCAAGGATATGGTTATGATTTTATAATGACAGAAAAAATTAAAGAAAAAATGGATGATTTAGCTAAAGTTGTTATTCGAGTATTAACATTAGCAAAAAATCTTGGTGATGTTATTATTGTAACTAATGCTATAGATAAGTGGGTTGAAGATTCAACAGTGAGATATTTAAATGAAGCTTCTGATATAATTTCAACAATACCAATTATATCAGCAAGAAATAAATTTGAACATATTTTTCCAACTGAATATGTAACTTGGAAATCATTAATATTTCTAGATAGATTAGACAAAAATCCACATATTGAAAAATTAATTAGTATAGGTGATTCAAATGTTGAAAAAAATGCTGCAAAACAATCTGTATTACTTTGTGATTCAAAAGTAGAATGCAAAACTATAAAATTTATAGAACAACCAAATATAAAATTACTAAAAAAACAACTTATTCAATTAGAAATGAAATTGGAAGAATTTGTTATTGACGAAACAATACAAGATTTTTATATGCAACATTAAAATTTTTTTTATAAGTAATGGTATATAAATGGAATATAAAGAAAAATATTTAAAATATAAACAAAAATACCTTGAATTAAAAGGAGGTGTATTTCCAGAAATTAATTGTGAATCGAAAATAGATATTATCAAAAATATTACTAAAAATACATTTATAAAAGATGATTTAAAAATTAAAAATATTACTAAAATTATTAATAATGAAATTAATGATGATATTTATGAAAATTTTGATAAACCAATAAATCCTCTTTTACAAATAGTATTAAAAAAACAACAAGAATTAGGTAATCCGTTACAAGTACAAAAATTAGCTAATCCGCTTTTAAAATTAGACAATCCACCTCAAAAATTAGACAATCCACCTTTAAAATTAGACAATCCAATGCAAGTTGTTGGTCAAAAAATAGATTTGAAACCACCACAAGTAATTGTAAATCCTTTACAAAACACAAATGAACCTTTAGAAGCAGAAATAGAATTATATTTCCCTATGCCTTTATATGGCGGTGATTCTAATAATATTTGGCCACTTATAAATAGAAAATGGAAAATATTAAAACGTTTAGGTATTAAGGGAAAAACAAATGCTAATGTAAATTTCATAATTAATGCAAAAAATGAAAAGAATCAAGCTCCAATTTTAGGTAGAGGTACATATACAGCTGTATATCAAATTTCAAATGCATTAAATAAATATGATGTTAATAAATATATTTTAAGAATATATGAAAGAAATTTAGATATTGCACCAGTCCATTTGATGAAAACAACAAAAATAATGAATGAATATAAAAATTATAATAATTATTTAATTAAAATATTTTATTATGGTGAATTAAAATTACGCGATAATGAATTTAGAATAATTGAATCCAAAACTAATCAAGATAATGATACATATATTAATTTACCTTCTATAAAAAATTTTAATTTTGATTATACAATTACTAAATTATATAATATTCCATCACTTGATATCAACAATTATGTAAATAATTTATCAAATATAAAAAAGTTTGTATTTTTATATAATAATATTGTAATGTTAAAGAAACTTGCTGATAATAACGAATTTCACGCAGATTATAAAATAGCAAATGTTGGGTGGGAAGATGATGCAAAATTAAATGTTATTTTAATTGATTATGATGACGAAACAATTCAAGAAGCTTCATCAATTAATAAAAAATTTAAAACTAATTCAATGGGTATTGTAAATGATTTTTATTTTGCATCAACATATATACCAGAATATTTAAGTGATGGTAAAGGTGGTATATTAGCTAAATGTCTACCAGCTCAATTTATTAAATATTCTGTAGGTGGATTATATATGATAATAGCTCATTTAAATATTAAATTTAAACAAAGTGTAATTCAATTAGCAGTTAATAGTCAAAATATAATATTTAATTTAAATCATTTAGGAGAAAGCTTAAAATTAAATAGCAAGGATTATAATTCTATACCTTCATATGATTATATGATAAGTATTTTAGAAGCTATTCCAACAAATGCTTTAATATAAATCAAGTTTAATGATTATTTATTAAATTTATTAAAACAATCTTCACATCCAGCACGAATATCTTTTTTTCTTTGTACAATATAAAATTTATTCTTTAATATTATATTTTTACATTTAGTTTGTCCATTACATTCAATTTCATCTTCGTCTTCGAAATCTCTACTAATTAAATATAATTTTTTCAATTCATTTTCATAAATATCCCAATTTGTTTCTTTCATTTCATTATTACATTTTTTACATATTGGTCTAAGATTTTTTATTGTAGTCTCGCCTTTATTAAAATGACTTTTAATATGACCACTTTCCCAAGTAGTAGAATCATTTCTATATAATCTTTTATCGCAATTAAAAATTGGACAATTCCCGTCGCTTTTTGATTGAAATTCTTTTTCCCATACAGAAGCTCTTAATTCTGGAGATATAGAAGGTCTTTTGTTATAAGCATGGTCAATTTGTATTGTTTCGTCTAACAACCATTGTAAGAAATTATTTCTTTTCATAAACATACATCCAATTCTTTTATTAATTATTTTTTTTTCGGTATCCGTAAAAAGTTCATCAAATTCAATAGATTTAGTAAGATATTTAAATTTTTCAAAAAAGATTTTTTCTTTTTCTTTTAAAAATTCTACAATCTGTTCAGGAGTACCATTTGGACATTTCTTTATAATAATCTCTTCAGATAATAATTTATCTGCAAATTCATTAATTGAATATATTCTTCCTGTAGTACTATTACTTCTTTTTGGTGTTAAACCATTATAATTAACCTCTAATAATTCTTTTACATTTGCAATAATTTCTTTTTCAAATATTGGTAAATGTTTACATTTATATCTATCAGAATCTTTATTGATTTCATCAAATAATTGTTTATATTCTTTATGTGACGATACATCAATAATAGCTAGTAATAAAAATTCATCTGAATTATCTTTCATATCTATAATCATATTTTTTCTATGTTGTCCATCAACTAAATAATATTCAACCTCCTCTTGGCCTATTTTAAGTTTTGCAACTGTTAATAAACATCTTGACGCAAAAAAATGCCTATTATTATTAAATGATTCTTTAAGTTCCTCTATCTTTTCTTCTTTTAAATCAGTTTGACAATAAGGTATTTTGATAATATGTTCTAATTGTTTAAATTGTGTAAATGTTAATTGAATAACTTTACTTTTATTATATTGAATAATTGGTTTTTTTGGTTCCAATAATTTTTTCAAATCTATATTTGAATTTTTTGTTGTAGACATATGATATATTATTTTAAAACCTAGTATCTATTTAATTCAATTTTTAAAAAAATTGATTTCATTTAAACTTATAAAATTAAATATATATTAATGAATAGAATCTCTTGGACTGAATATTTTAGCGATTTATGTAAATTAGTATCAAAACGGTCTCCGTGTGAAAGATTACAAGTGGGATGTGTATTAGTGAAAGATGATAGAATTATTGCAACTGGTTATAATGGATTTTTACCAAATGCACCACATCAATCAATTGTTGTTGATAATCACGAACAGGCAACAATTCACGCTGAACAAAATTGTATTGCAGATTGTGCAAAAAGAGGTGTTGAAACAGCTGGTTCAATTGCATACATAACTCATTATCCTTGTATAAATTGTTACAAAATTTTATTAGCTTCAGGGATTAAAGAAATTAATTATATTGAAGATTATAAAAATAATGAAATAATAGAACAAATTAATAAAAATTTACCTGTTAAAATCAATAAAATAAAATAAAATAAAATAAATTATAGTATATAATGAATATTATTTCTATTTTTTCTGGAAGAAAATCTAATATAGAAATTCTAAAAAAATATTTACAAAAAGCTATAGATTTAAATATAATTGATGAAGTACATTTTTGGAATAACACAAGAAATTTAAACGATGAATTTTATTTGAAAACAATTAGTAATTTAAAAAGAACATCATCTACTGGAGCAGGAAATTATATTTTAATTACACCAGTAATAACAAATAACTCTTTTGATTTAAATGCTAAAGCTTCTAATGATATTCATATTAAAATTACTAATATAGATACAGAATATGAGATTATATTAGGTGGATGGAATAATAAAAAAAATGTTATCAGAGAAAACAATAATGAAATATTTAGTTTATTAAAGAATAATATAGCAGATATAAAAAATTTTAATAATTTTAAAATTTTAATTAATGACAATATATTAAATATACTAAAGAATAATGAATTAATAATTTCTCAAAAAATTCAAAATAATTTTGAAATTAAAAATATATATTTTAAAACAGGTCATAATTCTGTAGGAGATTTGAATTATAATACTACTCAAAATAAAGGTTTTTATTTTATGGATACTTGTGAAAAAAGTTGGAAAAATTATTATAATTATTATAAAGATAAAAAATTTGAAAATGATATAATAATTAAATGTGATGATGATATTGTTTTCATTGATTTATATAAATTACCTAATTTTATAGAATTTATTAAAAATAATGAATATGATTTAGTCTTTGCAAATATAATAAATAATGGTGTTTCTGCTTATTTTCAACAAAATAAATTCAAGTTAATACCAAAATCATTAATGGATTTAGAATATCCAAATGGTGGTTGTTGTGGTTCTTTATGGGAAAGTGGAAAGAAAGCAGAAATATTACATAATTATTTTATTGAAAATTATAATAAATTTTTAGATTATAAATATAATAATGAAATTATTAAAATAGATACAAGATTCAGTATAAATTTTTTTGGATATAAAGGTAAAAATTGGTATAAAATAGTAGATGCGAATAATGATGATGAATATTCATTAACAGTTGATTACGTTAAAAATAAACAATTTAAAAATATATTATACTCTGACTTTTATGTTTCACATTTATCTTTTAATAAACAAAATAATACAGGTATTAATTTAAATAATTTAATAGATAAATATCATAAATTATATAATACTATTTTAGAAACAAAACGATTTTAAAAAAATTTAATATAATTGAGATGATAAATAAAAATTTAAGTATCAAAATCAATAAAATAATTTAAAATATATATTATATTATATATGTTTAAAAGTGCAGAATTTAAAAATACAGAATTTGTATGTTATCGTACTCCTAGAAAAGATATTGAATCATTTGCTTCTACTAAAACCAAGGTTAAGAAAGCATCTAAAGTTGCATTGAAAAATAATGTTATGAAAGCATCTAAAGATCCATTGGAAAATGCTAATTTAATTAGAGATAAAATTGCAATGCTTGCTAATAAATTTAAACCAAATAATGTTATTAAATTAAATCCAAATGCATCTCAAATTATTAAAATAAATAAATCAAAAGTTTTAGCAAAATCCGGAAAAAAATCTAAATCTAAAAAATCTAAATCCAAATCTAAATCTAAATCCAAATCTACTAAATCTAAAACAAGATCAAAACCTAAACCTAGAAAAAATAGAAAGAAAGAAAGGTTCGAATCTACAACTGAAAGTGAAAGTGAAAGTGAAAGCGAAATTGAAAATGAAATTGTAAGTACAGGTAAAAGTGCAACTAAAACTAAAAGAGCAAGTGCAATTGAAAGTTCAAGTGCAATTGAAAGTTCAAGTGCTACTGAAAGTACAAGTATGAGTGCAAGTGATATGTTAATGGGAACTACTCCAATTATGGAAATGGTACCAATAACATCTATTTCTGATTTAACAACAACATTAATTCCTTCATCATCTGATATGATGATGGAAGGACAAATAGCATCTGAAAGTATGTTGGCATCAATGTCTACTGAAACCACAATATTATCAGATGAAGAAATAAAAACAATGGAACAAAGTGTATTAATTACACCTGAAAATATTCCAGTATTATTTTCTCAATCAATGAAAAATTTTAGTGATGTTTCAACTGAGATAATTAGTATCTATGATTTAATATATAAAACATTTGTATTGAACGACGACTCGAAATTTGATAAACAAATATTTATGAGTCAAATGTTTGAAATTTTAAATGATACTGAAAATAGTTTATCAAAGGGTGTAGTAAATTTAACCGATTTAGGATTTAACTTTTTAGGTTTAAGTCCTATATTAACACCCGATTGTTATGATGCAAGTGGAAATTTTACTTATAAATATGTATCCAATCAAGAAGTACCAATGCAAAGTGAACCAATTTCTGATTCTGATTTTGTATGATATATTCAATAAAAATTAATTTATTCTACATTTAATATAATATGAATTATTATATTAAATATTTAAAATATAAAAGAAAATATTTAAATTTAATTGGTGCAGGTAAACAAACAGCCAAAGATATTTTTATGGGTGCAATAAGAAATAATTTGGATAATGTTTTACCTATTTTAAAAGCAGATCGTGAAAAAGGTTTCTTAAAATTTACAGATGAACCTAATTATGAAGATATTTTTGAACAAATTTTTTTAAAAACTAATAGTGATAAAGTGAATATTGATTGGATAATAAAAAGTTATATCAATAATACTTTTGGAATACCAAGTTCGTTGGAAAATTTAGGTAGATTTACAGCTGCATTGAAAGAATATAATCATTTGAAAGTTAATATTAAAGGTATTGCTAAGGATGAATACGCTGGAAGAAAAATAATACCAATTAATGAAATTGATGGATTAGTTGCTTTAGAAAAATATTTAGATTCTGATGAAAACAAACAAAATGTTAGATTAATAGAAGAAAGAAAAGAAAAACTAAAAAAGAAAGAAGAAAGAAATAAAAAGGTTGAATTAAAAAAAGAGGAAGAAATTAAAAAATATGGTAAAGAGATTGGTGAAGATGATAAGATAATAGAATTAGAAACTGATAAAGTTATTGTTTATACACCTACTACTAAAGAAGGCTCTATATTTTATGGGAAAAATACAAGATGGTGTACGGCTGCTTTTGAAAATAATATGTTTGATTATTATAATGGAATGGGACCAATGCATATTATTCAATCAAAAACCGATCCTAAATTAAAATTTCAAATACACAAATGTAATAATGAATTAAAAGATAGTGCTGATGTTGAAATAGCCGAATCTGTGGTAAAAATTAGTATTAAAGATGATAAATTAGATGAATTTTTTGATAATGTTTTAGAAATAGATTTAATAAAATATAAATTAAAAAAATTAAGAATTACTTCAACATTAACTAAATCAGAAAAATTTATAAAAATATTACCAAAATTAAACCATTTAGAAGTAGTAAATATTGATACATCTGATGATTTAAAAGATATATTAAAATATTTAATAAATTTAAAAGAATTATATTTTAATCATAAATACAAATTACCATTAAATGATATATTAAAAAATTTAACAAAATTAGAAATTTTAAGACTAGGTGAACTTTTTAATCAACCTTTAGCAAATTCATTATCAAAATTATATAATTTAAAAGAATTAGAGATGGGTTCAAATTTTAATCAAAAATTAGATAATTCTTTGATTGGTTTAAAAAATTTAAAAAAATTAGAATTTGGTTATAATTTTAATCAAGAATTAGATAATTGTTTTATTGATTTAAATAATTTAGAAAGTTTAAACTTAGGTAGAGGTTTTAATAAACCATTAAATAATTCATTATTTCCTTTAAAAAAATTAGAAAAATTAGTATTAGGTTATCGTTTTAATCAACCTTTAGGAAATTCATTAAAAAATTTAAGAAATTTAAAAGAATTAGAACTAAGTAATTATTTTAATCACCCTTTGGTAAATTCATTAAATAATTTAGTTAATTTAAAAAAATTAGAATTAGGTAATGATTTTAATCAATTATTAGGATTTTCGTTAGATTCTTTAGAAAATTTAGAAAAACTAATATTTGGTTATGATTTTAATGAACCTTTACAAGATTCTTTAGATAAACTTACAAATTTAAAACATATTGAATTTCGTCATTCTTATAATCAACCATTGAAAAATTCATTTTATAATTTAATTAATTTACAAAACTTATATTTTGGTAATTTTAAACAAGATATAAATGATTCTTTAAAAAACTGTGTAAAATTAGAAGTATTATCATTTGGAGAATATTACAATGGTATTATAGATTTTAAACCATTAATAAATTTAAAAAGGCTTAACTTGAATCAATCTTATAAACGATATATTGATTTTAAAGATTTATTAAATATTGAATCTATAACTATACCCGATAATTATCCTTTTCCAATAGATCCATCTTTTGATAAATCAAAAATAAACTATGTTGAACCTATAGTATATGCTAGATCATATTAAATTGACCCCTTTTCTTTCTTCAATAATGTATATTCATAATATGTAAATCCATTATCTGCAATTTTTTTACAAAAACTTTTGAATACATATTTTCCAATGTATTCAGAACTTCCGTCTAGTGCTTTACGAAATACAGGAACGTGAGAACATATATTAAATTTATTAATTAAATTAAATTGATTGCACCATAATTGATTTCCTGACGGATAACCTGGAGAAGATTTAAGACCATCGCCAATAATGTATAGAAAACGATTATTAGAAGAGAATCTTTCAAATGATTTAGGATGTTCTATAATTTTTATATAAGTATCAGATTCTTTCATATTATAATGTGATAATGCATCATTAAAATTTTTAAATGAACTTATTTCCATATAAAATAATAATAATTATTTCTTTAATATTATATAAAAATAAGAATTTTTATATAATAATGGGAATTTATTCAAACGGTGATGTTTATGGTATTTCTTTATTTTTAAATAACACTATAATATTTGAAAGAAAATATGAAGAAAAAATACTTTCAAATCAAATATTAGAAATCAAAGAGTTCTTTGAAAAACTATCTTTTGAAGACAAAAATAAACTTTTAATTAGCTTTTACACATCTTGTTCATCTACTTACAACATAACTGGAAGTGAATCTTTTATGTCTTGGTTACCAGGTGATGAAAAAAAATTACAAAAATTATTTGACGGTATAACGTAGTGTATATACTTATAACGAAGTGTATATACTTATAACGAAGTGTATATACTTATAACGAAGTGTATATACTTATAAACTATATTTAATAATATATTTTATAACAATATTTAATGGGTATTGAAAGATTTTTTTCATCTATAAACAGGAATTTTAATGTTGTAGATGTTATAGAAAATACTTCTAAAATAAAAACAAATACATTATTAATTGATTTCAATTCAATTTTACACAATGTATCAGCTAAATTAATAAAAGATATAAATAATAGTCAAAGAGGTAAAGATAAAACAGATACAACTTATGATACTTTTAAAATTGATGATATTGAAGAACTAATTATTAATGAAATGAAGGAATATTTAATTCATTTATTTAAAATTGTTGATTGTAAATTAGTATATATTGCATTCGATGGTGTTCCAACATTTTCTAAAATTATAGAACAAAAGAAAAGACGTTTTATAGGTGATTTAATTGAACAATTAGTTTCAAAATATTCATTACCTTTTTCATTTAATAAAAGTTTATTAAGTCCAGGAACAGTTTTTATGGATAAGGTAGTATCATATTTAAAAGAGAATAAACTTCATAATAATTTAATTATATCTGATACAAATGAAAAAGGAGAAGGAGAATTTAAAATATTAGATTATATACAAAAAGAAAAATTGGATTCATTTATTATATATAGTCCAGATGCTGATTTAATCATTTTATCTATGATTATTTGGGCAAATTCAGAAAAAAACATAGATTTAAAAATACTAAGATATGACCAAAATACAGGAATA